CTGAACCATTCTTTATACGAAACGCTTCTGGAGAACCGTTGTGGGATAGCTCTACCCAAAAACGTTCTCCACGAACTTTATGGTTTTCACCATAAGCTTCGTAGGCTATTTTCACATAGTCGCCCACACGCAGCGCTGCAATTTCTTTTGAGGAGGGGATTTGAAAAGGTAAGTTGAGATGTTCTTTGGCACGTAACCTAGCGTTTAACCATACTTGGGTACTGTGGTTGAGAGGTAGCCCGTCTTCTCTGCGCTGGTTTATCATGCTTTGGCGTAACTCCGAAGCCAAATCTTTCAATATAATAACGTCTTCTAAAATGCTCATAGGTTTCTCCGTAAAAGAACCTATAATATGCGACACTATACGATAATGTCAACCCTTAACCAGAGTTAACGGGGTATTAGCCCGGTTGTTTTTCAAACGTTTCTCCCACAGAACTTTTCGCTCTTCGTTGCTCAGGGGTCTTTCAAAAGAGAATACAGCACTCATATGTTGTCGAACGTTACGGGCTCGTTCTTCTGAAACCGTTTCTCACGTAGGGTTTGGTACTCGCTAAACATCAAGCGTAGCTGTCCGCTAATAGTTCGGCCTTCCAGTTTTGCTTGGCTTTTAAGCTCTTCGTAGACTTCTCGTGGTACAAGAACACTTTTCCACTTTTCGGTATCCATTGATACGTCCTGACTTGTTCAAAAGAATGAGAGTATATGGGATTTTATAAGGGTTGTCGATAAAAACTACGGTTTTTGGTTCGGTAGCTCTCCGAGCAAACCTAAGAGGGGTCCAAAGGCGTACCCGGAGACGGCTTTTCAACCACTACCGAGAAATAATTTTGCAAGACTACTTAGCTAAAATCAACTAAACCGCCTCGCCCCAACTAGGCCCGATTTCCACGTCGCATTTGCTTGGAACCTCCAGTGGTATAGCGGCTTCCATGATAGCGGCAATCTCATGCGCCTGTGCCGTGGACGACACCGACATGGCTATTTCGTCGTGAATCTGGACTAAGGGAATGTGCCCTGCTTGATAGATATCGACCATGGCTTTTTTAGTCATGTCGGCGGCAGATGCTTGAATCAAACGGTTAAGCGCCTTGTAAGTGTAAGCCCGCTTGAGTCTTGTGGTTGCACCGTACTCTTGTACTGCTTGCTCGTAGGGTAACGCTTTGTTCATTGCAAACGAGTCCGGTTCCCACAAATTGAATCGGCACTTTCGCCCCAGTATGCTTCGGACACTGCCGCCACTGGATTTCTCGTTGAGCCTGTTCATCACGCCGGTTAGCAGACCTTTAACAAACGGCACACGGTCATGGTATTGCTTTACCAGTCCTTTGGCCTCTTCCATCGAGATGTCTAGCTGTTCGGACAGCTTACCGACGCCCATGCCGTACATCATTGCTAAGTTAATCGTCTTAGCCTGCTTGCGCTGCACCTTGGCCATTTCCGCGACCATCGTATGAAAGTCCATGTCGGGATCATTCTGATAAGCTTTAACAAACTCTTCGGCCTTATCCAGCGCCACGCCCCTAGTTTGGCCATAGACGTGCGCGTAATGCACCAAGATACGTGGTTCCTGTTGACTGAAGTCAATAGCAGCCCACTGCTCGCCTTCCTCCGGTAAGAAAAGGCTCCTGATCATTGGCCCGAGTTCCGGGTCCCGTGCAGGCACTTGCTGAAGATTAGGGTTCGACATACTGATACGCCCGGACACTGTTCCACCGTCGTCCGACCTTATCTGGTTAATGTGCGAGTGAATGCGCCCATCTTCCCGACAATGTTTCATAATGGTACTAATAAAGGTGCCATTAGTTTTGTTGAGGTTACGTGCCTTGACGACTAATTGAGGAAACTTATGCGGGTGTTCTTGCAGGAAAGACTTTGTAAAAGACGGTGACCCTTTTTCTGTTTTAGGGTATTCAATCCCAAGCTTATCAAACGCTCTTGCCAGTGATTGTGCGGCCCAGATTTCTACACCTGACCCCGCCTCTTTTTTAATCTGCTTATGTAGTTCTTTCTCCCGTTTTAACAGTGCATCCCGAGTCCGTTCCACCCGTTCAGTATCTATGCGGACCCCTCGCCACGTCATGTCAACTAAGCACGGCAGAAGGTCTAACTCTAGGTTCGCAATCTGCCAAAGGTCTTCCGTGGCCAGCTTTAAAGATAAGCAGTTCCAAAGCTCCAAGGTCAGTGACGCGTCTGCCTCGCCATAAGGTCCAACAAACGATGCGGGCATCTTCCAAAGCTCGGCCTTGGGGTCAACGCCAAAGTCGCGTGCGGCCTCTACTAACAGTTTCTCTGACTTGGTTTTGTTTAGTAAGTCGTAGCACAGCGCGTTTAGGCTGTAGCTAAATCTGTTTTCGTCCAGTAACGACGCTACCAGCATGGTATCAATGACCCTGCCTTTAACGTCAAACCCCATACGCTTTAGCCATCCCCAGTCATATTGCGCGTTGTGCATTATCTTGTCGGCGGGGCTTTCGCAGACTTTCTTCATCCAACGATTAACAATCTTTTCGTCGAGATTACCCCCGCCTAAGTGCCGTATAGGTATGTAACCTCGCCAGCCCTCGACTGCTACGGCATAACCCACAACCTCACCATTTCCAGTGGGCCAACCGGGTCCACTCTTTTTAAGGTCCGGGTCCCGTGTTTCAACATCGATTGCTATTTTCTTGGCGCCACTTAGGTCAGGCAGTTCCAGCGGGGGAACCCATTCGCTTTTCGGTGCAAACATAGCCATTTGTAAGCTCATGCTTCTATTTTTATTAAAGCTATAACCCTTTCAGATAAACGAAGCGCACGTTCGGGTGTCTGGTCCCGAGCCCATCGGGAGTCGAGCATTTCTTCGGCAACCCTTGCGTACTGATAATCTTGAACAGCAGCATTCATGTTTTTAAATCGTAAAAGGCCCGTTTTTCCTAGCTGAAACGCCATGTTAACTAGGACGTGCCTCATTTCTTGAGGTAACTGCGCCCAGTTCGGGTACAAAGACTCGCAGCCCTTGACCGCTACCTGCACGTCTTGCTCAAAAAGCTCGTAGCACCGTTCTTCACTAATGGCTTGCTCTTCTGACACCTCGTCGTAAGCGCCGTAGATAGATAACCCGCTTTCCTCGTCGCTTTCTAGCACTTTGTGCCCAATACCCACAGTATTGTGTAGTTCGCTACACAAATAACAATGCAAGACCTTACCTTCGTCAGCACTGATTTCTTCATAAAGTTTTTCTGTATCAACTGTCATCTACTTCTTTCTCCTTTGTGTTTCGTGCATATACTTCGACGTATGCCTCGCAACTAGGGCATGACAGATTGGTTACCATAAAGTAATCAAACCCTTCCTCCTCTAGATCGTGATCTCCTCCCCAAATTAACGGGGTTTGACAGTGCCAACAGTTCATATCAGCCCTTTTTCCACTTGGTAGAAGAAGATTGAGTTTTAGAGGGGCTCCATTTTGTTTTATTGGACCAGTAAGCCGCCGACAATTTACCTTTTGCAATGTTTTTTGCATGGCGTGACTTAAACGCCTCGCGCTGCCCTACAGTCTGGTTTGTTCTTACACCCTGTTGTCCAAACCGAATCATTTTTGTGGTGTCGCCGTCTCTTGCTACTACAACATGTGACTTTGTAGGGTGGTCAGGGGTTCTTTTTGGCTGGTTAAACCCTGTTACTCCTGCTCTTTCTAAGCGTGGGTCTTTTCGCACTACCATTTAACGTATACTCCTAGATTAATTGCAGAACTTGACATTATCTCGTACTCGTTTTGTATTGCAAGAATCAAATATCGTAACTGCACGTTATGTTTTCAGGCTCAATTATATACAGGTTCTTTTTTGTTCGAGTGATCGCAACGTAGAACACACGGTGGATGTCATCCGGGTTACGGCGCATTTCTGCGTCTGCCGCAGGACTAAGGTCCGTGTACAACACTACATTGTCAGCCTCTCCTCCTTTTGCAGCATGAATTGTGCTGGCCGTGATTCGTGGCTCACCGTTGAACTTCTCTCCACGCCGTAACAATGCCGTAATGTAGGCCCTGTCAGTGTCGGGTAGCCTGTCCATTGCGTCAGACCAGATCATGTCTTTAGTTGCTAACAGGCCCTGCGACGCGGTTAAGTAATCAAAGGTAACAAAATCTTGATCGTCTACACCCGTTAAACGTTTAAACCCCCGTGTCACGCGAGTCTTAGACGACATGAGGCTGTAAATCTTCTTTGCAACAGCCCCGGATACTTCACGACCTTTACGCAGTTGCTCCCACCCGTTTACGGCGTCACTAATCTTTTCGCTAATAGATCGGTGGCCCCTGTAGTTAAACAGGTATCCCCCTGACTTTAAGTCTTGGGCAACAGGCTGTAGCTGATAACCCGCTTGAGCAAGAATCAACCAACTGCCTTCTGATAAGTCCAGATAATCGATGGTGTCTACGCGGGTCACCAACCCTGCTTCTGTCTTAGGCTCATAGACTTTAGGGAACCGTCGATGTATGCGGTTGGCCACGCCTTCCGCTACTCGATGCACAGACCGGGGTATTCGATATGATTGCGTTAACGTCTCCGAGCCTCCCGGCAAGTTAATAAAATGGTCAACGTCGGCGCCAGCCCATTTGTAAATAGCTTGGTCATCATCCCCCGCGCAATACATTCTCTTGGCTTTTCCATCCAGCAGATGAGCTATCTCCCATTGCAGCGGACTAAGGTCCTGCGCTTCGTCCAGAAAGACTAAGTCAAAGCTCGGGCAACAGAGGTCACCCTCCACGACAAATTGTTCAAGCATGTCGGTAAAGTCGTAAAGCTCCATGCCCTCTTTATATTTGGCTAAACATCGCGCAACATAATCAACAATGTTCCACTCCTGATCTATCGAGCTTTCGTTGTACTGCTCCCGAAGCGGTACTCGCCGCAGTCTCGCCAAGTTAATTAAGCCTAGTATGGGATCATTGCTCGTAACCATCGTGGGCAAATCTTCGTCATAGTTAGTGTTCTTGGGAGCCCCCAAAGTGACGCCGATAGATTTTGAAAGCTCATGGTAGTGAGAGTCCTGCATTATCTGTTCGGGCCTAATTGACGTCATGGTCAGCGCCAGACTATGGAGTGTTCGGAAAGACTCTAAATCGGTCTTCGGATCAAGACCAAACCTCTTGGAGGCACGTTCTTTTGCTTCTGTTGCGGCCTTCCTCGTAAACGCCAAGAACGCTATCTGTTGCGGCTGAGTGCCTTTTTCTAGCGCGTCATCAACCATGTTTAACAACGTTGTTGTTTTTCCAGTACCCGGAGGCCCAAAAATTCTATACATCGTTTGAGGGCTCAATTGCCCCCGCGACTTTTTCATACGCACCAAAAATGGATTCGTACTGACGAAGTATCTGCCGTACCCGCTCACGAGAAAGACCCACACGGCGCCCTATTGCGGCCATTGTCATATGGTTCTCGTGGTATAGCGCGTAAATATGAATGTTCCGAGAACGTTGCTCATTCTTCAAAACGGGGCCTCCTGCGTGTTAAATTCTGGTGTGTCTAGCAAAACATCCGCAGACTCAAATGCGGGTATCTTCCAGACCCTCACGGCCCTGCCTTTAATTTTAAGGACAATGCTTTCGCCGTTAATGTCGCGTAAGCGCTGGGCAATCTTGTGAGATTTATATTCAAAAAACTTATTCTTACGAAGAAACCCTTCTAGGTCCTTTAACCTGAAGTAGGTGATCCCATCTTCTTCGTCGGTCCAAGGGCGTCTGAGCAGTATTTCTTCTCGATCTTGAGCGACCTGTAGATGTCGGCAAAACTCCTCAAGGTAGTCGTAAAACTGGCCGCTAATGCTGGCGTCTTCGGCAACTTCAATGATTGCAGTATCGTTCTCCTTCATTTCGGTTAGCAAAGCCCCGATACGACCTTCCCAAGACTGCTTCT